GTCATAAGTTATCCCTTTTTGCGAGTTCTCCTAGCGGGGGATTTCTTTTTAACTTTCTTAACTGGGCCTACAGCAATCATTACACCTATGCCGCCTTTACCTTTAGGCTTACTTTTTTTATCTTCTATGTATGTTCCGCCGTGCATTTTGGCAGCTTTTTTTGCGTCCTTCATACCCTTTTCAGTATAGGGCCATTTTACTGTAGGCATTATTATATCTCCTATTTAAATAATTTCATTTCTTTTACACTACCACCTGCAGCATACGCATGTTTCTTACCTTTATGTGAACCGCCATGCATCATTTGTGGACGTTTAATCATACCTCCTTTATTCTTAATATATTTTCTTGTATCTCTATGTTTAAATGTATCACGACCTTGTTCATTTTTTCCCATATACATGTAGTCATTTGCTGTTTTTTCAGTTAATCGTCCTTCTTTTATTGCTTTATTAAATGCATTTATAGATTCATTACGCATATTTTGTTCTGAACTACTTTTTCTTTTAGGTGGTTTTCTCATAGTTCTTCGTCTTGGTACTTTGAGAACTTCTACATTTGTAGATGTAGGAGTTGGTTCTATTTTTGGTCCAGCTTTTTTTATTACATCTGTAATATCTCCTGATTCTGCTTCAAGTGTTCCTACAGATTCTTCACGAGCCTTTTCAAATATGGGTCTATCCTCAATAGCTTTATTAATTTTACCAATATCTTTTCCGGTTACGACACTTTCTGGTTTTTTTCTTTCTCTAAGAATCAGTGTACGAAGTTTCTTTAGTTCTGATAAATCAAAGCTAGAAGATAAATCTTCAACAGATAATTTATGAAAGAATTTCAATGCTGCTGTTATTGCTGTAGCTTTTGCCATTATACTTTCCTCTTTTTAAAATTTTTAAGTTCATTAACTTTGCCCCCGGCAGAGTAATTATGTTTCTTGCCTTTATAGGCACCGCCCTTTTGCATAGACGGTCTTTTTACAGAACCGCCTTTTTTAAATGGTTCATCCTCATAACCATAAGGCTTTCTAGGTTTAGGTGATTTAGTTGGTTTAACTTTAGTACGTTCAGCCCATGCTATTGCTGCCCTATTTCTAAGATTATCAGATACTTGAGGGGGTAGTCTTGTTCCAATACCTTCATATTTATCTTTTGCAAATTTTAATATACTATTAGTATATTCCTCTAATGATTTCATTTTTGAAATATCAACTGCGCTAGAAAATCTAGGCCATCTCCCTGCCTCTCTCATCTTATCGTCCCCAGATAATTTTGGTTTACCTCTTTGTTTTAAAAGACCAACAATATCTTCTCTAGCAATTTTATTAAAAGATTTTAATGCTGCTGTGGTCGCCGCCGCCTTCGCTTCTTCTGTAGGTTTTTTAGTTTCTTTAAAGCGTTTAGTTGTTGCAGTATACGGAGTTTTACCCGCTGACAATTTTTGCCAGTATTCTTTTCCTCTTTTTATGACCTCTCGTAATTCAGCATCAGAAAAATCTTCATCTACTGCTTGTCGTTTAAGGTCTGCCACAAAATCCTTTCTTTTGATAGGATTTTTTCTAAATGCTGTTATAGCAGCCGATCCAGTTTTTCCATCAAAAAGAAAATCACCAGAGCCTATATCTAAAACTGGTCTTGGTACTCTTGGTAGTTCTGTAACTCTGGCAGGTTTTTTAGGTAATGGTTTTCCTGAAGATTTTATTTTTCTAATATCTTCTAACTTCTTTATATCTGCTGGTGAGGCATCAAGCTTTTTTGCACTATTAATTAAACTATTTAGTTTCTTTACTGTTACACTAATAGCCGCCTCTGCGATAGGTAAGCTTAATAGCTCTTCAATAGCCGCTGCTATCCATTTTATTTTACTCATAATATTTACACCTTTTAAAAATTAAGCTTATTGACTTTGCCACCTGCAGAATAGGAATGTTTCTTACCTTTATAGGCACCGCCCTTTTGCATAGTAGGCTTCTTGGGTTTAGATGGTTTTTGTTTAAACGCTTTACTTGGCACGGTAGAAGGATTTGCAGCTTTGTATAAATTTTTCCAATATTTATCTGCTAATCCTTCAATTTGTTCTATTCCAGATTCCCTTGCTGCATGTGATAGGTTTTCTAATGCATCTAATTTTTCTATTGCTTGTTCTCTAATTTGATCTAAAAACTTATCCCTACTCATAGGATTTTTTCTAAATGCCTTTATAGCAGCCGATCCAGTTTTTCCTTTATAACTAAACTCACCATGTCCCAAGCCTCTTGGTATGGGTGTTAATTTTGTAATTTTATCAGTTCCTTTAGGGGTATCTTTTCCTAAAGCAGGTTGTTGCCTTCTTTTTTTAATTAGTTCTAACTTCTTTACATCTATTTGGCCGAACCTTTTATCTAAAGTTGCCCAAGTAATAAGAGTATCTAATTTCTTTTCTGACATACGTATAGCAGCTTCTGCAATAGGCAAACTTAATAGCTCTCTAATAAGTGCTTCTATACCGCTTATTTTTCCCACAGCATTTACTATCCTTTAAAAATTAAGCTTAGTTACTTTACCACCTGCAGAATAGGAATGTTTCTTACCTTTGTATGCTCCACCCTGCATCATTTGTGGACGTTTAACCATACCTCCCTTTGCTCTAGGTTTTTTTTCTTTTTTCTGGGCAATAGTTTCATATGGTCCTTTTTTCAATGGCTTAGGTTGGTATTTTGCTCCTGCTAAACGCTGTTGTTTTGTAACGTCTTGTTTATGTTTTTGCGCCCCTTCTTTAAATGCCTGAACAAAACTATCCATTTGTTCCTTGGTCATATCTACACTATCACGATCTGGAGAATCATGAATCCAAGATAAGTATGGATTATCGTCATCTCGTATACCATGTCTTTGGGCTACAGAATCCATTTCTTTTCTAATATTTTTATCTATATCATCTACTTGTTTCATGAGCGCCCTATATTCAGGATCAGCCTTATATTTAGCCGCTGGATCGCCTTTTATTAACTTTGAAATTTTATCTTTAATTGTATTTGCATTTTTAATTAAAGTTCTTATGAGTGTTATTTTTGCCATAATATCATTTCTTTCTTTTTCTGGATTTTTTATAGCCGCCCTTATTATAAGAAAGGGTTACTAGTTTTGTAAAAAGATCAACAGCATCAGGCCCATACTTTTTTGCTAGCTTTGCTACATCTTTAACTTCTTGATCCATATAGGTAGCTGCCATAATTTGCCCTCCTATTGTTTTAGTACCTGCTTGCTTTGGAACCTTAACTTCTGTTTTTTTACCTTGGATTTTCATTCTCTTTGTTCCAGGCGCTTTAGCAGCTTCCATCGTAGTTTTTTGTAATTGTTTATATACTCTATTTAATTTTTTTAGAGCAGTCGGAGCAATCTTTTGTGCTCCTCTTGCTAGAGTTACACCTGTTGTACCAAATATAAGAGAAGGCAATAGAGTAGCAGCAGCGACACCAGATATTCCTAATGCAGCAGCAATCATTTCTTTCTTTTCTTTTTTAGTTATACCCCTTCTTTTAGAAACTGTACGTGCTTGTTCTGTTTCAGCACTGAATCCTTTTTTTGCTTGTTGTGTTGCTCTGTGGGGCCACATCTCTGCTCTAGTTTTAGATGTTTTAGAAACAGGAGTAGTAGTTGATACTCTTCCCAGTTTCTTTTTTTCTGCTATTTGAGTCATTACTTTTTCTTTTTTCTAAAATGGGAGATATCAGATACAGAACCACCTCCTGCATATACATGTTCTTTAGAACCAAGTTTACTGCGACCTTGAAATTTTTTATAGCCGCCCTTATTAAAGCCAGAAGACTTAACCTGAAAACCAGCAGCTTCAAAAGCTTTTTCCATATCGGCTTTAGATACTCTTTCTCCTGCCTGATCTTGAATAGTATCTTCAAGTTCAGATTTTGTTAACTTACCGCCCATCATATCTTGAACTTGCTGCCTAGTCAAATGAACATCTCTTCCTAATGCAGCTTCAATTCGTTCATGTAAGGGCATATCCCGTTTAGGTATATCTCCTTCAATTTTTGATTTAGGTGCTTGTCTTCCACCAGGATAAGAATATCTCTTTAGGCCCTTTGCTAGTTTTTTCATGGAAGCCTCTGTATTTTCATCCCACAATTTTTGTCCTTCAGGAGTAAGATCTCTTTGTCTTGCTCCTCCACTACCCCCTAAACTCTGTTGAATATCCCTTTTTAATTGCTTTTTAGCTTCTCTGTTTTTTCTGGCTTCTGTTTGTTTAGGAGTTAATTTTCTACCACTAGTTTTAGCGGCCATTTCTTTATATTCTTTTATTCGTTTAGCTTGTGCTGGAGTAGGGGTATAGTCTTTTCCTTTTTCTTTTTTTGGCACACCTTCTGCTTTACTTTTACTTTTTGTTCCGCTTTTTAATTTACCTAACTGACTATTAATTTCAGTTAATTTCTTTTTTCTGGGATCAGTTAACTTGCCAGCCTTCTCATATCCTAGAAGTTTGTCAAGTTCTTTAGTAAGCCACTTTACATATCTGCCTAAATCTAGGCCAGTTAATTTTAGTGCCTCTTCTATAGTTTTTATTTTTCGTGCCATTGTACTTGTTCCCTATACATCCATAGTTTCTTGTTCTTCATTACTAGAATGACAGCCACAAGCACATACAACTTCCAAACAATTATTGCCTACACAAAGACAATCTTCGCAGGTACAATTATCACAGTCACAACTCATTTTATTTCTCCTTAAAAATAAAAAGCAGAAGCTAATAAATCCCTCTACACAGTCTATGGATTTTTGCTGCTTTCTGCTTCTACATTAATTGACCTTATGATAAAGCCAATATTCTAATTTTTTTAATTGAGCATGTATAAATGCTACGGGGAACAACGACCATTTAACAAGTTTTAATGGTACATAGGATACAACCTTGACAACTTTTTTCATCATAGTTTTTTCTCCATAAAATTTATTTTCGTATTCAAGCAACCTGACATACAACATTCCAATCATAACTAATCCTTATCCCAACCTTCTGCTTTCAGTGCGTTATATACATGTTCATAAGTATAATTGGTCCCTGTCGCCTGTCTTATGGCGGCACGAACATATACAACTTCATGATGGGGAAGACGAATGCGTTCTTCATAATTCATTATACTACGATAGAACATTTCCAAAGTTAGATCGTTATACCATTTTAACTGATTTTTCTGCATTGTCAAGTAAAAAATTACACTAAATTATTTAATTTAGGAGGTACGTAGTTTTTAGATTTAATTACTTTGCCATCTTTGTTATATACAGGATTTCCTTCATCGTCAAGCTTAGACATATTAGATGCATGTACACGATTAAATGCCGTATCAAAATCCCAACCATATGTAGTCGCCATACCTACACATACATAAACTAAATCACACAACTCTTTAAGAACCTTGTCAGCTTTTTTAGTTGCAATTGCTTCTATCACTTCGTTATATTCTTCTTCGATTAACTTACGCCTGAGAAGAAGATTCTTATCTACAGAATTTAATGGTGGGTAATTTATATCTACAGGATGTTCAAAAGTACTATGAAAACTATTTAATTTATTTGATACAGATTCACATCTCATTACTCTTCCTTTCTATACATAGGCTTATGTTGTATAGGCTTATGTTCTTTTTAGTATAGCTCTTATATTGTCTATGTTACATATGCCTATGTGTATTACTAATACACATTATACTCGATTTAGTTACCCTTGTCAAGTAAAAAATTAAAAAAACTATGAAATAAAATAGGGTGCCTTATGTGTGGTGCCGTGTCAGTTGTAGATGTGGTTAACAACTCATTTTCCTGATCTGTTGTAACCCGTGTATATAATATCCCTACGTAGGGGGGTGGCCCCCACGCCCCATAATAAATCTTTTGACAAAAGTCTTTGCAGAGGCTTTGTCTTGAGAGAAGCCAGCGAAAAATTTCGTTACCTTAGAATAACTTAGCTCTTATTTATAAGAGCTTAGTTCTTCTTAGAGGATTCTGGCTGCTGGGATCGGCAAACTGATCCACTGTCAGCACCTCTTGACTAATGCTTTTGTAAAGGCTTTGTCATAGACCAAAGACATTGGTTGGCGACAGAGCACCCCTCAAAACCGAAACCTATATCCCCTAACCCCTATACTTGTATAGGGTTAGGGGTTATAGACTAACCGAAACCAACCAGCCATGAGGAGAATACAAATGGCACATACTCAAAAAATCTATGCTTTGATCAAAGATGGTCGGACGAAGTCCGGTTACAAAGTGGAGCAGAGCTTCAAGAATAGGGAAGCTAACTCTGAAAAAGGTCAAAGAACTTTTGCAGAGCTTTGGTCTTTGAAGAACTCTGTGGCGATGTTTGCCAAGTGGTCAACCGGCAAGACTTACTTTATCAAAGGTGAGATGCCTGCTGACCTCAAAGAATACTTGGCTTCAAGCAAGTAATTAACTAAATGCTCTGCTCTGGCTAATGCTGGAGCAGGGCATTAGTTTTTTTTTTTTTTTTTTTTTTTTTTTTTTTTTTTTTTTTATTCTTTTGTTTATTATCGTGCAACCTTAAATCGGAGGAAAATTTGGACGAAATTGTTATCACTTATCCTACAGAGGATAATATAAATACTTTTGATTGGGAAACAATCCATAGTATTTCCGATAACTTTAAAAAGCTTGATTTTGTTGAGCTTCTTATTGTTCGTTCCCGTTTAAATAAAATCATAGATGGCTAGGAGGAGCCATTCACCAAACCTATATCCCCTGACCCTGAAGAATGAAGGGTCAGGGGATATAGACTGACCAAAACCAACCAGCCATGAGGAGAATACAAATGGCACTGGGTATCGAAGAAGTTGTTGTAAATATAAATAATCAAGACAAAAGGTACTATGTCTTGACAGAGGACGGCCTGGAAGTAACCGATATGGGTTACTTTGAGGACTATGAAGATGTCAAAGATGCGGCAGAAATTCATAGTCTTGGCTTGCTGCAACTAACCGGGGAAAATTTATTCCCTATAAAGTAAATTGCTTTGGCCCTTGATTTATATATAAATTGGGGGCCTTAGCTATTTACTTTGTATAACCCAGCCAACGAAAGGAAGAAAATCTAATGCCTAATATTATTAGACAAACTGGAATTATAATGGACTTGCCTAATGGCCTGACCATTTCCATTAATTATGGTAACTATAGGTCTGCTGATGGTGTTGCCAAAAAAGCTGACATAGCTTGCTATATTCAAGATGCCGATGGTTTGGTAGGCCGTTGGATGACACCTGTTGTTTGGTCTAAAGAAAATGTTGTTAGATGTCGTGACCAATTCAGTGGTGGTGACTCAATTTTTGCTTACTCTGAAAGGAATTGGGTTGATACACCGTCCGAAATTTATGGTGTATATTTATCTGACCTTGGTTCTTTGATTGATATAGCGGTTCGCTTCGGTGATGGACGCTTTCTAGATGATTATGCTCTTGAAGTATCCAAGGCTTGGAAAAAAAGATGCTAAAGAGTTAATTGCTTTGGCCTCTGATTTATAAATATAAATTAGAGGTCTTAGCTATTTACTTTGTAGTGTGAGTACAACTTAACCCCTTAAAGGAGGGAAAATCTATGAATAAATATGCTATGGGATTACAGTGTGGTAATATCGTAGCTCTTGATACTTGTGGATTAAGAAAACAGGTAGATGCTGCAATTAAAAATCCTAAAGCAGTTAAAGAACTAGATGCTTATGCTCTTGAAGTATTCAAGGCTTGGAAAAAAAGAAAGGAAATCTTCTATGATTAAATTGTCCTTCATGTATTGGCTCCGTATTTACATAGCTTTGATGGCTATAATAGGGACGTTAATATTACAAAGTATAATCATAGATAGTTTAATAGAGTACTATGGTTATTTCTATGTGGCTGTAGCTGTGATAGTACCAATGTTATTGGTGATATCATTAAAATGTTTTCACTATGCTGTTTCCGACATAAGAAAATCTTCTATAAAATGGTCGAACATAAGTTGACCGAAACCTATATATCCCTGACCCCTATACGTAGTATAGGGTCAGGGTATATAGACTGGCTGAAACCAACTGGAGATTGCAATGAAGATAATATTATATGGTACCTTTGGTGGCTTCCATCTTAGCGATGAGATGGTCGATCTCTATGAAGAAAAAACGGGTATTGTCTTAGACAATTACTCTTATGACTATGATAGAACTGATCCTATCTTGATACAAGTAATAAAGGAGAATGATCCAGAAGATAACTTTAGAGTATGGGATATCCCGAAAGGAACAGAATATATCATAGATCAATATGATGGTAGAGAGTCTCTTATAATTAAAGACGAGGTTAAATGGCAGGTTGCCACTTGACTGAAACCTATATACCCTAACCCCTATACGTAGTATAGGGTTAGGGGATATAGACTGACCAACCAACCAACCAAATGGAGATTGTTATATGAACAGAGACATCATGTTAGCCGCTGGCTTTGGTAAAAGTCTTGACTTAATTGACGGGGGCAAATGCCCTACTTGTTCCGCTGAAATAGATCATAATTTTAGAGATGAATTAAGTCTAAAGGAATACAAAATCTCTGGCATGTGTCAAGATTGCCAAGATAGTTTCTTTAGTGTAGAAGATATATAAAGGAAGGATAATCGAAACCTATATACCCTAACCCCTATACGTAGTATAGGGTTAGGGGATATAGAAATTTGGAGTATTTAATGGGGGATATGAGCGGTTAGAAATCAAGGTCGCTACTTGAGCCGCAAGGGGAATCCATTCTTTTACTTTATATAGTAAAAGATCAGCCTGTCTAAGGTAAGGAGGATTCTACGCATGGCCTTTAGCAAGTCATGTCTCCCATTAAATACTTTGAAAAGGAGAATGTTATGGAACTACCCGACGACATGGATATTCCTTTGAGTCGAAAGGATATATCTAATATAAATAATGTTGCTTGGCTCCTAAGAAATTTAGGGATTCGCAACCAAGGTCACCCCGAATTTGAGGAGATAATTAAATTCCTTATCACTCTAATGAGAAAAAGGTCACGGTAATGAGATACAACTACGAAGAAATGCAGTCTGCAGTAAAAGATTTAGCTATGGACTTTCCGCCAGAATGTGAATTGTCCTTTGGTTACATAGGTAACCTAGAATTTGGTAGGGATTACCGTAGCTGGTATATCTTTACCCAAGCTAAAGATAGACGTTGGAGTAGACTAAGCTATCCTATCAGAGTATCTAAAGATAAAGAAGAAAATTATATCTTTAGATTAGATAAAGATAAATTTAAGATGTGGCTAGAAAAGAATAGTTACCATCCAACTCTAGCTGTACAGTGTATAGCTTGCCAAGGCAAAGGATATACCTTGTTCAATAAGGATAGCGACTAACCGAAACCTATATATCCCTGACCCCTATACGTAGTATAGGGTCAGGGTATATAGACTGGCCGAAACCAACCGGAGGAATGTGATGATAGATTTTATTGCTGCCCATAATGGCGGTATACAGATGTTTGCTAATGGTTTTAATCTCAAAGGTTGGGCAAAGACCGTTGAAGGTATTGTTTATACTCTCAAAACGGTTGGACTTGCTAACTGTGTGATGGGTTCCAGCACGATGGACTTTGCCTCTGAAGAAGGGTTTGAGAATGATGGTGACGCCATGAAGTTGTGGGATGCCGCCATTGAGATTTATAATTGGGAAGTAAATGGAGTTGCTGGATAACCGAAACCTATAGACCCTGACCCCTATACGTAGTATAGGGTCAGGGTCTATAGAGATATGGAGAAGCCGATGCTAAACACGATCGAATACAGTGAAGGTGCCAAGTTGGGCCGTGCTCATGGTACTTATAGGGCAGGTAAAGATAATCCTTATGCTACTTGCCCTAATGACTGCCCTCTGAAGCCAGAGGACTGGCAAGGTACAGATGAATTTGACATAGACTATATGTCTGATTTATCTAAGGCGGTACCTCGCCGGGGCTGGGCTTGGACTTACAGTCACTTTGCTGTAAAATTATGGCGGCATCTTAATGGTGCTGGCCGTACCGTTATCAATGCTTCATGTAAATCTATACAAGAAGCCATAGATAATACATTAAGTGGTGTCCCTTCGGTGCTGGATGTACCGCCAGACACTCCTAAAGTATTTAAGGAAGGAGGAGTTAGATTTATTACATGCCCTGCTGCCATAAGAAAAGATATTACTTGTAATAATTGTGGCGGTATCAACGGCCCACTCTGTGCTAGAGTAGAAAGAAACTATGTAATTACTTTCCCTTGGCATGGCACTAAAGGCACAGTTAATAAAATGCTTGCCGCTCAAAAGGGAATATGCTATGGAGTGGGGTACTTTGTGAACAAACATTGGCGGTGGCTGTCTAATCAAGATCAAGATAATATAACTGACGGTCAAAAGCTATTAGCTTGGACAAAGACATTAGCTCCAGGCAGTAGGCTCCGACACCATGTGGTTGGTGATGGTGGAAAGGAGTAACCTATGGCCCGTGGCCCCTATACGAAGTATAGGGCCACGGGACATAGAGATAAGGAGAAAGTGATGCATGAACTTGTCTTATATAAAACAGATATCAAGTCTAATGACTTGTGGCTGTACATTTTAGAGTCAGTTGGTATTGAATCTCACGGCACATTTGCTGGTAAAGTTCTTGATAAAAATATTGAAAGTATTACTATCAAGGTGCAGTCGGCAGCAGAGTTGCGGTGAGAAACCTATGGCCCGTGGCCCCTATACGAAGTATAGGGCCACGGGACATAGAGACATGGAGATTGGCATGAGGAAAAAGAAAATACAGAAAGGCAATCCCGTTGCCAAGTCGTTGCGTAGCCAGCATCTTCGGAAGCAGGTAGTACCTAGTAAGAAAGCGTATAACAGAAACAAAGTTAACAAGGAGAATATCTATGACAAAGATCAAGACATTTGAAGCATATCGCCACGAGTTGAAGGCCCCGAAGTGGGTCACTATCCCAAGGGATAAGGGCGTTAGCTATGGCAAGCATTTGGAAAAGGGCAACCCGATCCAGGTAGTTTGGACTCAAGAGGATGGAGATCGCAAGGCCCATCTGATTAAGAATAAAGATAACTTGCCAGCAGAGCTTGCTGCTGGCTAGTTTAACCCCGGCCCTGCCTCTTATATTGAGGGGCAGGGCCACTACTTTACAAGGAGAATATGATATGGCTACGTACAAGATTACTATGAGAAAGAATGCAAAGTCTCCGAAGTATGATACTTTGTTCGGCATCAACAGCACCTCCACTGGGTACAGATTAGATGTACCTTTCCATAGTTTGACAAAGATGAACCCGAAGGGTAGCCGTAAGATGGTACGGTCTTCGACATCTGGTATTAGATTAATCGTAGAGAATAATAGGCGAGGCAAGTCAAGTGTCTTTCACTTTACTGTCTGATTAAATATCTATTGCCAATGTAGCTATGCATCTAATGCATAGCTATGTTGGTGGATAGTATGCACTATAATGCAGATAGAAAGGAATAGCTATGTCTGATAAATTAAAATCTATGGACTATCAACTGATGACAGATAGAGTACAAGAGTTAATGACAAAAGGAAAGGAAAGTAAACGAGGTGGCTGGGCAATGTCAGAAATAGTAGAGAAAATTGGCACTGAATTTGGACAGGACTATGAGGAATCTTGCCGCCAATATATAAAAGAATATATATTGTATAGCAGATAGGAAAAATAAAAATGAACTACGATATGATGATGGGTTTTTTGCGTACTTGTCCTTCACATAAATGGGAAGTAGAAGAAGTTTGCTGGGCTACACCAGCAGAAAAGGGTACAGTATTAGTAAGATTTATAATAGAACAAAATATTTGGGACATGGAAGATGAAGAAGATGATAGGGTACAAACTGTTTCGTCATAGAAAAGATGGGACTATAGGGCCTTTGTTTATAAATAAAAGACAAAGGATACAGATAGGAGTAGAATATCCCTATGAAAAACATCTGACAAAAGGTTTTAAATACAGACCTGGATGGCACATTTGTAGTCAACCCATAGCACCACATCTATCTAAGAAAGATAGAGTATGGGCAAAGGTAGACTTTACTTTTATGTCTATGTTAGATAGACCTAAATCACAGGGAGGTACATGGTATTTGGGTAGCACTATGAAAGTATTAGAATTAGTGGAGGAATAGCATGGAGACAGAGAAGGACAATGTAATACCGCCAGAAGTTTTTTGGAAAAGAAAAGTAGATTGGTTTATTTATATGTGGCAGTGCGGCAAAGACAGTACGCCACAATTCATAATCAATCTAGTTCGTATGGGTTACCCCGAAGAAGATGTAATAAAATATATTGAGGACTACGAAGATGATAAAGAATAGTGCTTGACATTTTATACAGCTTGTGTATACTGTGTGGAACACACACATACCTATATTCTCTAACCCCTATACGTAGTATAGGGTTAGAGAATATAGAAATAGGAAGGGACAAATTGTAGCATGTTAAAGATAGCACTTATATGTCTTGCTTTAAATGTGTACTATGAAGCAAGGAACCAGCCCTTACAAGGGCAGATGGCAGTAGCAGAAGTTGTTATGAACAGAGTTGTAAGTAATAAATTTCCTGATACAGTATGTGAAGTTATAGAGGAAGGGCCAACCTATTCATGGAAGCCAGACTTTCCTGTAAGAAATAGATGCCAGTTCAGTTGGTACTGTGACGGTAAAAGTGATATGCCTATGGAAAAAGATGCGTGGGAAACAGCTCTGATAGTAGCAAAAGATATACTTGCAAACAGACCAATGATATTGAAAGGGTCTACACATTATCATGCGGTAAATGTTAATCCTAACTGGTCAAAGACTAAGACGTTTGTAAAAAGAGTAGGGGATCATTTATTTTATAAGTAATATAAGGAAGGATATGATGGCCGACGAACAGGTATCAAAGAATACACGAGAACAATACCTTAAATATGTACAAAGAAAAAAGGATAAGAAAAAGACACTGCTGCGAAAGCAACAGCGCAAACAAAAGAAAGAACAAGCCTAATGCCTAGCACACATGACGCACTACAAATTATGAGTACAGAAGAGATACTAAAGAAGAATGTCTATGATCTTCAAGAACAATTACAAATAGCAAATAAAAGAACACTATCCTTGATGGATAAAGTTAGGGTTTTAAACACAAAGCTGGCGGAAATTAATTATTCCCTTAGTGGTATGGATATATATCTTGCTGATGTAAAGGAATTATTTAATGACTAGCGCCGAAGATAACTGGAAGGAAAGTTATAAGATTTTACAGAAGATTAAGGATGCTCAAAAGGACTGTATGATTTGTGGTTGTCCTATTACACAAAAAGATTATGATGATTATAAGATGTGTCCTTGGTGTTACTCTGATGCGGGAAATATATTATAATGTATACTGAAAAAAGAATAGAAGAGATATTAGATACGTTTACTAAGGTGTTGTCCAAAGCAGATAATTTTCCACGGAATAATGATCCAAAAGATTATAAACAATTTTGGATAGCTCTACGTAAAGAAGGTGCAAATTTATTAGGAATATCAAGATATTTATACGGAAGAATGGCTAAAGAGAATATCAAAAAAGAGGTAGGTAAAGAGGACTATGCTGAAGATACACTTGACAATGAAGGAGGAGCAATATTTTAAAAGTAACAATCATATCTTTTATTTGTATTCTTTTATTGTATTGGATAGCAATTACTTGGCGACCATATACAACAGAACCTCTCTTTAGTTTTGATTGTTGCACATGGATAAAGAAGGAGGAAATTAAATGACTCTTTTTAAAATGCTTATACATAAATTTAAAGAGTGGTTAAATAATAGTAATGAACCTAAGTACCTGTCCGGTAAAAGTAGGGCAGTTAAACATGCCCGTAATAAACAAAAGTATTTATCTGGTAAGAATAAGGGACACGCAGATGACACCACATGAAAAATTAAAATTACTAAGGGAGAAACAAGAGAACGATGGTAACCCTATTGACAAACAACATATTATAAATAATCTAAAAAATGTATATGATCCTGAGATGTCGGGTGTTAGTGTATATGATTTAGGTTTGATATATAATATAGATATAGATGAGAAGGAAGGGATCGTTACGTTAACACATACTCTAACCAGTGCTTGGTGTCCCTTCGCAGATGAAATAATTCATGCTATATATAAAGCATGTGAGGTTGACAATGTTAATTCAATTGATATAATAACAACATTCGATCCTCCATTTAGTATGGACATGGTTCCAGAAGAAACAAGAATGATGTTGGGTTGGTAAATAAAAGGAGAACTATATGATAAATATGTGGACACATACCCTGTTAGCAGTTGGTTGTCTAGCCTTGGCATACTACGCTGGATATTATATACAAATGAAAAATCTTGTTGCCGATGTTAGTGATAAGGTACTGTATGATTTTATAAAAACTTTAGAGAAAGGTGGATTTATAAAAACAGATATAGATGACGATGGAGACTTGGAACTTATACCTATAAAAGAAATAGTTAAACAGCACAGTAATGCAAAGGAGAAATAATATGTTACATAATTTTGAACTACCGCAAGAGCTACAGTTTAATCCCGTACTACGGCCCATCGAACACGATGGTCTGATTGTACCAAAGTCTTTAGGACAGAAGATAGTTCGGGATGATACCAATCAAGTACTTGGTATTGTTAAATCTCGTTACACTCCACAACCATATGCTGCACTATGGGAGCCACTGGTTGAGGGGCTAGTAGAATCTGGTCTTGATCTAAAAGATGCAGATATTAAATGGAACACCATGAACAACGGTGCTCGTATGTATGCTGACATTACTCTGAAGTCTTATAACTATGATAAGATTGTCGGAGAGAAGACCGCATTACAAATGAGAGTTCGTAATAGTGTAGATGGTTCGTTGAAGTACGATGTATCTGCCTTCATCAAGAGGCTATGGTGTGCCAATGGTTGCTCTCGTATTGCAGAGAATACCTCTGTACAATTTAAACATACTGCTAGTACAGAGCCAGATAAGATTGGGCAGGTAGCAGCAACTTGGCCTATGGTTTTAGAGGATGATGCACATCTCTTTAATCATATGCGGGGTGTAGCTGTAAATAGAGATACAGTAGTTAAATTTCTAGCTGCTAACCTGTGCCTTACTAAGACTAAGGTTAAGACTAAAGTAAATGAGAAATGGTTGGGCCGTATGTTGTCTCTATGGGATTCATATAGTGCCTCTATTGGTATAAATGGGTATGCATTTTATAATGTACTTACTCATTATGGAACGCACGTTGATCCTGAAAGCCTTCGGGGGGCTGAAGCAGGTAATCGTGCGCTACGACAAGAGCAGGATGTCCAAGCCTTGGTGCGGGGTGAGGCATTTAAGAATCTCATTAAGTATGATGACTTTCAACAGCAGCTATTAGCTGCATAAGCTTTGTCGTAATGTGTGGCAGGTGCGTGGGTTTTTGTTCTCCTCCATGCACCTGCCATTACTATTTATAGGATATACAAATGGATAAAAAACAGAAGGCTGCAGCAGCAGATAGATTAAAGAAAGCAAGAGCAGTAAGAGCTAAAAAGATTCCTAACTATGGTAAAGCTAACTTACATGAAAGTTTACATAACCTCCCAAAGGAACATGAGCTTCATCCCGATAAAGTTAAGCAGTGGATTGACACACAAAAAGATTTAGCTACTGCTGAACGTAAAGCAATAAGAGAAAAGATTAAAGGGGCTACTGCAAGACAGGCAAGTCATGAAGGATACATAAAGCATATGCAAAGGTATCTTAGAACAGGAGATTGGGTAGATGATTTCTATGGAGAGTACCAACAGAACAAAGTTAAGCATCATTGCCATGCACTGGCTTATGATAAGGACGGTATGCCTAAAAGAAGTGTAGGTATATACTATCCAGACTTAGGAATTACATACACAAAAGAAATGATGGAAGAAGAAAATGCAACCAGAGATAATCACAATACATGACGCTATAGAAAAGTATAAGGATACACCAGAGTTTAAAATAAAACTAAGGTCTGACAAGACCCGTAATCAATATGCTTATCAACTACGTAGGCTCTGTGAAGCAGAGCTAGAGGACAATCCTATAGGGAGTATGCCTATAGATATATTGAACGTAGCTAAATGCCAGCGCATATACTGGCAGCTAATAGAAGATGTAGATACAAATGATGTACGGTTTGCAAACTATTCTATGCAGATTGTAACTCGTGTATGGAATGTATTAATTAAGTATGATTATCTAGATAAAAATCCTTGGGGATTTGTAGAAAAGAGTAAGGTTTCTCCACGTAATACTATATGGCAACCAGAAGATTTTAAAATCTTTTTACAAACAGCATTCAGTATACCTAAATGGAGGAACATAGGTCTGCTAGTACGTATCAACGTAGAGATAGGCCAACGCATAGAAGATGTAAGGCTATCTCAATGGGATAACTATGATCTTAATGAAAAATTATATATGCGGGAGGTGATTCAGAAAACACATGAACGTATTCCTGGCATACCCTTATCTGATTCCTTAGTACAAATGCTACAAGAACAGAAGGATGTCTATGAATTTCAAGAGTGGGTAGTACCTCATCCCTTTTTACTGGAGCCTTACAGTGAGCATAGTATATCCCGTACCTTTAGAAAGATCATGAATACTGCTGGACTTTCTTCTCGTTTACAGTTAAGAGATATACGCCGCACTGTACTTACAGACTTGGCAAATCATGGGGCTACAGACACAGAGATAATGGCATATAGTGGACATAAAAGTAGAGAAAGTTTAATGCCTTATGTATGTATAAGTACAGAGCAAGCACGTAATGCTGCCAACAAAAGAAAATTTACTATGGAAGAAGCACAAGAATGGAAAGAGTTCAAAAGAAGTTTCGCTTCAACAGAAGAACTTTTAAAAGGAGCAAACATAAAGAATGATTAACATTAAAAAATATATAGATACACTGGACTTACAGATAGAGGAGGGGTACAGGGGAGACTGTCCTTTATGTAATGGTAGAAATACTTTTACTGTCACACGAAAGTTAGATGGCATTCTATATAATTGTTACAAGGCTGGGTGCAGTATATCAGGAACCTCTCCTACTACTGTGACAGTTAATGATATGTCATATAGAAAAGAGAGACAACCTTTAGTTGAATTTAGTTTACCTCCACATGTTGTCCCCGGTAGGGCAGAGGCAACAAGCTGGGCAGAGAGCTATGGCATAGATGCTATTAAAAATAATTTACATTATGATGTAAAAGAAAATAGAGTTGTGTTCCCTGTTATACATGACCATGAAATTGTAGATGCAACAGGCAGAGCCTTGGCTATAGGTCAGCTACCTAAATGGAAAAGGTATGGTAACAGTAGCTATGCCTATACCTCTGGCATAGGAGAGGTAGCGGTAGTAGTAGAGGATTGTATATCAGCAGCAGTTGTATCTACTATGGTATCTAATTGTGTGGGTGTGGCGCTGTTAGGCACAGCCTTATTGCCTAATCATATAGCACAGTTAAAAGATTTTATGGGTGTTATAGTGGCGCTTGATCCAGACGCCGTAAAGAAAACCATACAGTTCACAGCAGAATTAAAAGGGACATTATATCATAATAATATTTTTGCACTGAAGCTAGAAGATGATTTGAAGTATGCCAAGAAGTATGATATGATCAATGTTAGTAAGGCGATATTAAAATTAACACAAGGAGAAATACATGGAACTAGAATTGTTACGCACTCTAACGAATAGAAATTTTTATAATGCAAATAAAAATGTAGCTAAGGAAAGGATATTTAGAAGTAAAGAAACACGTAATATAAAACAGGTAATTGATAGGGCTATGCTGGACTATGAGAATGATATTGGTGCATCTGATATCAAGGCATTGTTCTTCTCCATTAACACATCATTAACAACAGCACAGAAAGATATATACCAAAGCTTGTTTAGAAAAATTGAAACCTGTTCCCCCTTGAATGAAGACGTAGCACAAGATGTACTAAGAGAATTGAACAGAGAGGATGCTGCCAATGAACTAATGGATGTAGCATTTAAAATGTCTAATGGAGAGATCACATCTCTATATAAAATAGTAGAGTTCATTGATAGAAGGGAGGAGGATTTCATGCCAGCCCTCAAAGTTTACTTTGAAAATATGGACATCAATGAGTTGCTTAAAAAGAATGAGTTAAATTTTAAATGGAAGATTAATATACCTACAGTAGCACAGTTAGTACCAGGGGTAAACAGCGGACAGATTATTGTCGGTGCCGCCAGACCTAACACTGGTAAGACTAGCAGCCATGCTTATCTATGCGCTGGGCCTAATGGCTTTGCACAACAGGGAGCAAAGGTTATGGTTCTTGCTAATGAAGAAGACACAGGGCGAGTGTCTGCCAGATACTTAACAGCCGCTTGCTCTATGAATATAAAAGAAATCATTAAGGATCGTAAGAAAGCAGAAGATTTATTTAATCCTATTAAAGATAATCTAAAAATTACAGATGCTACTGGTTGGGATTTAGATAGAGTAGAACGAGCAATAAAAGCATATGAACCTGACATAGTGATAGCTGATATGGCAGACAAGTTTCAACCAGAGGGCAGGTACACTGCTCATCATGAACAACTGAAGGCTGCTTATATTAGATTCAGAATTATAGCCAAGCAATATGGCTGTGTTATATTTGCTATGTCCCAACTCTCTGCTGAAGCAGAGGGAAAAGTATTTGTAAACATGTCAATGTTAGAGGGTAGTAGGACAGGCAAGGCCAGTGAGGCTGACGTTTTGTTTTGCATTACTAAGACACCTATGGTAGAAGGACAGCAGGAGGAGGAGAGTCCTGAAAGACACTGGCTTGTATTAAAAAATAAACTTACTGGAAAACATGGAAGGGTTATAACTTTACTTGATCCAGAGACTGCAACATACAGTTCATAAAGGAATGTAATATGAAACTAACAATAGATGTAGAAAATACAGCTACAAAACTGCCCTCTGGTAAGACGCTTCTTGATCCCTTTGTACCAGAGAATAAATTAGTTTTAGTATGTACAAAGAAAGATACAGGGGAGGAATCTTCCTTCTGGTTTGGACATTCTACACATAGTATGGAGAATGCTAAAGAACTTTTACAGAAGCAACTTGATGAGGCCACTGTTCTTATATGCCATAATGCACAGCATGAGTTAGTATGGTTGTGGGATACAGGATTTAAATATGACAATGCTGTGTTTGATACCATGCTGGTAGAGTATTTGTTTCAACGTGCAATGAAACAACCTCTATCTTTACAGGCTGTTGCTGAACACTATGCTTTACAAAATAAAAAGATGGATACTCTGTCTGACAATTTAAACAAAGGTATATCTGTAGATAATATAGATGGGGATCAGTTGCTAGAGTATTGTATGGCAGATGTACAAGCTACACAAGAATTAGCAGATCGCTTACGTAGAAAAATGTTTAGTAAAGACTATGCCCCTCTGCAAAATATAATTAATCTTACCAATGAATTGTGTATACTGTTGGCAAAAATATATTACAGGGGCTTTGCAATTAATAAGCAAACTCTATTACAAGTTAAAGAAGAATTTAAAAAGGAGCAGCAGGATATTAAACAGTCTCTTGATCAACAGACCCATGAACTTATGGGAGATACCCCCATTAATCTTGCATCACCAGAGCAATTAAGTATGGTTATATATAGCCGCAAGCCAAAGGGCAAAGCTACATGGTCAGATAACTTTTCTAAGTACATGAAAAAGAAAGACTTTATATCAATGGTAAATAACAATTCTAATATTGTATATAAAACTACAGCCATTCAGTGTAAGTCTTGCTTTGGTAGAGGATATAATTTAGCTATCAAGAAAGATGGTACTACAGGAAAAGCTAAACGTATTTGTAAAGCATGTAATCGTTCTGGTATATTGTATATTCCTAGTGATAGAATAGCAGGGCTAAAGTTTTCTCCTCCTGCTGCTAGTTGGGTAGCCAATCATGGTTTCAGTACCAGTAAAGTTAATATAGAAATGCTAGAGGAGGTTGCTAAACGAAGAGGCATGGATAAGGCTGAACAGTTTTTGTATAAAGTACGTAGGCTATCTGCTTTAGATACCTATCTATCTTCCTTTGTAGAAGGCATAGAAACTTTTATGAAAGATGATAGTAGATTACATGTTAGATTAATACAACACAGAACCACAACTGGTAGGCTGGCTTCTGATTCTCCTAACTTACAGAACATGCCAAGAGGACAGACGTTCCCAATAAAGAAAGTATTTCATTCTCGTTGGGACAATGGAAAGATTATAGAAGCAGACTTCTCACAATTAGAATTTAGAGTGGCGGCTTTCCTGGGAAATGATGAAGTTGCAAAGCAGGAAATCGCCACTGGAGTTGATGTTCACAGTTACACTGCTAAAGTTATTACAGAATCTGGACAGAAAACTTCTAGACAAGAAGCAAAGGCACATACCTTTGCACCACTGTTCGGTGCTACAGGATTTGGTAGGACATCTGCAGAGGCAGCTTATTATAAACAGTTTACTGATAAATACTATGGTATTGCTTCTTGGCATAGTAAACTTGCTAATGAAGTTATGTCTACAGGAATGGTAACTACTGTTACTGGTAGGCAGTTTGCATTTCCTAATGCACAGCGCAGACAAAACGGAGGCATAACCCACTTTACTGCAGTGAAAAATTATCCAGTACAATCTTTGTCTACTGATATAGTACAAACTTTATTACTATTGGTGGAACAAAAGATGCGTAACGCTTGTCTAAAAAGCTTGATTGTTAACAGCGTTCATGATAGTGTAGTGATAGACTGCTTTCCATCAGAAGAACAGGAGGTTTTAGCTTGTGTTAAACAAGCAGAGAAATTTTTAGACAGTTGTTTACACTCTAGGTTTGGAATAGAATTTGATATTCCTCTTGAATTAGAATGTAAGATAGGAAAAAACTGGATGGAGATGCAAGATTATGGTTGACATTTTTAGTAAAATGGATATACTGGTGCAACTATTTTTTAACTAGAGAAAGGAAAAACTTATGGAAACAAATGTTATTACTATGGATACGGCTAATTATGATGTACTTGCAGAGACTATGGGTATACCCCAAGAAACTGCTGCTCCATCTTCTCGTTCAGATTCTATTTGTAGAATGAGGATATGGCATCGTGGAATAATGGGTACCGTTGAAAAGAATGGAAAGACCAGACAGATGGAGATAGTTCCCGGTGGAACCTATCGTCTTGATGATGGGTCAGGAGAGTTAAAGTACTGTGAAGAGCTTAACTTCCGCCCATTTCTTCAGAGGTATAGGTATAATCGTTGGATGCCTTATGCTACCCTTGATTCTTATGGTCGTAAAGGTAAGTACGTTAAGTCTGTTTTTACCCATGATTATAAAACATTTAACTCATCTGATATTATAGATGAGAATGGTGGCTTTAATTGTGGTCGTCCTTCTGGTTACATTAAAGAATGGAAGGAAGTGCCAGAGGAAACTCGTAAGTTAATTACTTCTGTTAAAAGAGTTCGGGCTATCTTTGGGACAGTTCAATTTGATTCTTATCTTAATGATAAGGGAGAGACTGTAGACACAGACGGCATTCCTGTACCAGTTATCTGGGAGATAGAAAACAATGATGCCTTTAAAATTATGGGAGGTGCGCTAGTTAAGTATCGGGAAGCTGGAAGGCTATTTCCACAGCATGATATATCTTTATCTACTGAAGGTGCGCCAATGAGTAATGGCAACATGCTATACCAGCCTGTTCCTACTGTTAATCTAACAAAAGAAATTAAGTTAGAACAACCGAAGGACAGTGAAACCCTGATGTATTTCCAAAACTGGGTAGATAATTATAACAAATATATAAAAGAATCCTATGACCAGAAAGCAAATCTGTCATCGTTCTCTGCAGAAGAAGCAAAGGTTATTGATTCTTTTGTTGATGTAGAATAAGGATAATACAATGGAAGTAGAACATCCTGTAGAATTTTTAGTACATACTTATCTTGACGATGTTCGTGAAGGTAAGGCTACTATGTCTGAAGAAAATATACAAGGTGTTGTAAAGCATGTGGAAGAAGCAGTACGTAGACAGTTTAATAAAAGAGAAACCAGAGGTTCTTTTCGTCTACGGGCAAGCAATATTGGTAGGGCTACTTGTCAACTTTGGTTTCAAAAGAATAAGCCTGAAGCTGCTACTCCACCTGCCTCTAATTTTTTATTACGTATGATGATCGGAGATATTACCGAAGCTGTCTTTAAGGGTGTTCTTAAAGAGGCAGGGGCTACGTTTGAAGAGCCAGAAAAAATAGAGACTGAGATTGGTAATGAAAAAATCTCAGGAGAATATGATCTGGTGCTTGATAATAAGGTAGATGATATTAAATCTGCCAGTCCTTGGAGCTATAAAAACAAATGGTTGGACGGTGATCATATAGAAAAGAATGATAGCTTTGGATATGTAGGACAGTTAGCTACGTATGCACAAGGTAAGGGTGTAGAACCGGGGGGATGGTGGGTCATAAATCATTCTTCCGGTGAATTTAAATATGTAAAGTATACAAGTGATACACCCACTGTCATTAAAAAATTAGAACACACCGTAAATAAACTAAAAGAAAATAAATTCCATAGATGTTACAAGCCTATTAAAGAAACTTTTTATGGAAAAGAAACTGGTAGTCATATACTTAACACAGAGTGTAGGTTCTGTAATTTTAAGTATGCTTGTTGGGGCGATGCCTTGAAAGCTGAAACATCTAGAGTAAGTAAAGCCAAGGTAAAGCCTACAGTATTTTATATAGATATAGAGAAAGGAGATAATATCAATGAGCAACAATGAAGAAGCAAATGTATTTGGAGACATGTCAATTGAAGACTTACAGGAAACTGTACAAGAAATGTCTGTTCAATTACGTGATGCTAAGGCAGCACTAAAAGAAAAAAGATTATCAGGAGTTCGCATTGCACTAGACGCAAGGCGAGAAGCTGATGTAGAGTTACAAGAGGAACTAAAAAAGCTGGGGTATACATATCGTACTAATACAATTTCTGATGTAGCCCATCCATTCTTTCGACGGTTCTAATTTTATTTTTACTCAACAGGGGAGGGGCATAGTTCCTCCCCTTTTATTTGGAGGATATTATACATGACAAAATACAAACCTTTCGATAGAAATTTATATGCTCTTGCAGATGAAAAAGGAAAGGGTGTAGTATCTTATTTACTAGAAAAGGAAGGACATAATATTACAAGTACAAAAGAAAATTATAAGTGTGATATTGTCACAGAAAAAGATGGTACTGTGTACAACTCAGAGGTAGAAATTAAATTTTCTTGGAAGGAAATCTGGCCTGATTCATGGGAGGAGATACGTATCCCATATAGGAAAAAGAAATTACTTGATAAAGAAAATCTTACCTTCTATGTACTAAGGGCTGACTGTAAACAAGCATGGAAAATAGACGCAGATGTTCTTAGAAATAAAGCTACGGTTAAAGAAGCAAGCAACAGGTATGTCAGAAAAGGGGAGAAGTTCTTTCACATTCCCGTGAAACATGCTTTGCTTATAGATATGGTTTGATGTATAATAAAAAAGGATATCGTAAAGCAAGACTGAAAGGGTTTCGTTCTGGCCTTGAACAGGTTGTAGCTACACAAATTACAAAAGAAAAACATACTCTACGTTATGAGACTACTAAAATACAATGGGTAGATTTTTCTATTCGATCTTATACTCCTGATTTTATTCTTGATAATGGTATAATATTAGAGGTAAAAGGATTTTGGTCTACAGCAGATAGAAGAAAACATATAGAGATTAAGAAACAACATGATACTTTGGACATAAGATTAGTCTTTGAGAATAGTAAAAGGAAAATAAGAAAGGGATCAAAGACTACTTATGCCGCTTGGTGTGAGAAGAAAGATATAGTATACTGTGACAGAGTAATTCCTCGCACTTGGCTACAAGAAAATTTAATCTATATGCCACCCAATATTATAACTGTTGAGAGGACAGAATATAATGATGTACATAAATGAATATGTAAAGGAAGATGATTTTATTATTATCATAAGACCAGTGAAACAAGATATGTCTGAAGAAGACAGCGAAGAATGGGGAGGAGAAGTACAGGTATCTATAGTAGCCAATGAAAAAGAATCTTCGTTAACCGAAGAAGAGTTTGGTAACATGATTATGCTCTGTAACTTTGCGGCAGCAGCTATTCCTGCTACAGAAGAGAACGTACTTATAAGAGAACTAATACAAAGTTATGTTGAAAAACATATGTTGTTGCCTATATCAGGAAAAATAAGAGAATTAAATATATTAACTTTAGAATCTGACACAGAAGGAAATGCATAATGGAAGACCAAGATATAGTATATGAAGATTTTTCTACACAAATGAGGAGGCCAAAGCCAGACCCTAAGTATTCTGCAGAATACAATACGGACAATGTTAATAGTCCTATTCACTACAATAAAAATAGTCATGGTATCGAATGTATACAGGCCATTCGTGCAGCCCTTACTGATGAAGAGTTTAGGGGGTACTGTAAAGGCAATGTATTAAAATATACCTGGAGAGAAAACTATAAAAATAAAGTAGAAGACCTGGAGAAAGCCTCTTGGTATTTGAATAAATTAATTGAGAGTATTAAAAAGTGAAATTAAAAGCACGAGTATCTATTGTTTTAGAAGTGGATGAGGATGAATTTCCTATGCCTGTTGATGGTGATCCTACAGAAGAGCTAGAAGATATGTTATCAGAAGTATTAGAACATCTTGATGGAACACAAGTTTTAAATTTAAGGGTAAAATGTACGGGAGGACGTATAGATGACTGACTTGATGAGTAACTATCAAACAATTATTGCCATGTCTCGTTATGCTAGGTGGATGGAAGGAGAATCTCGTAGAGAAATATGGGAGGAAACAGTAACAAGATTATTAGATTTCTATAAATCTTTCTTATTTAAAAATCATAAGTATTCTATGAAGAAGGAGATGTATACAGACTTATATACTTCTATAGTATCTATGCGGGTTATGCCCTCTATGAGGGCTATGATGACCGCTGGGCCAGCATTAGAGCGCAACCACATAGCGGCATACAACTGCAGCTACTTGCCTGTGGATAGCCCAAGAGCTTTTGATGAGTGTTTATATATTCTTATGCATGGTACTGGAGTTGGGTTCAGTGTAGAGAGGCAGTACATCTCCCAGCTTCCAAGAGTTCCAGATGAATTTGAGGACAGTGAAACTACTATTATAGTTCAAGATTCTAAAGAGGGTTGGCATAGAAGCTATAAAGAATTACTAAACTTATTATATGCTGGCATGGTTCCTAAGTGGGACATGACTAAGGTGCGTCCTGCCGGGGCCAAGTTAAAAACTTTTGGAGGTAGAGCCAGTGGTGCTGATCCTCTACATAATCTATTTGTATTCACAGTTAATACCTTTAAGAAGTCTGCTGGCCGAAGATTGTCCAGCATAGAGTGCCACGATATTATGTGTAAAATTGCTGATGTAGTTATAGTAGGAGGAGTACGTAGGTCTGCTTTAATTAGTCTATCTAATTTATCTGATGATCGTATGCGTCACTCCAAGTCTGGCTCATGGTGGGAAACAGAGCCACAAAGAGCACTATCAAATAACAGTGTATGCTATACTGAAAAGCCTGACATAGGTACATTCATGCGAGAGTGGGTTGCTCTATATGAAAGTAAGTCTGGTGAACGTGGTATCTTTAATAGAATATCAGCACAGACACAAGCTGCCAAGTATGAAAGACGGGATGCAGATGTAGACTACGGTACTAATCCTTGCAGTGAAATCATACTGCGCCCCAAACAATTCTGTAATCTTTCAGAGGTTGTGGTTCGTGAAGATGATACAGTAAAAACATTACATAGAAAGGTAGAGCTTGCTACTGTACTTGGAACAATACAATCCTGTTTCACAGATTTTAAAAGTATAAGTAAACAGTGGACTCGTAACACAGAAGAGGAGAGATTGCTTGGAGTATCATTGACAGGTATCATGGACAATAAACTATTGTCCAATAAAACTAAGGATGATTTACCTGTAGTTTTAAATGAGCTTAGATTGACAGCATTAAAAACAAATGAGAAGTGGGCTAAGATATTTAATATCGAACCCTCTGCTGCTATCACTTGTGTCAAGCCAAGCGGTACAGTCAGTCAGCTTGTCGATGCTGCCAGTGGCATTCATCCACGACACAATCCTTATTACATAAGAACAATAAGGGCAGACAAGAAAGACCCACTAACACAGTTCTTGATTGATCAAGGCTTTCCACATGAAGATGCAACAGAAAAACCAGACAGCCTGACTGTCCTATCCTTTCCGTTTCAATCTCCTAGTGGAGCAATAACCAGAAAAGAAATCTCTGCTATAGAACACTTGACTTTGTGGCAGATATATGCTAAGTATTGGTGTGAACACAAGCCCTCTATTACAGTGAGTGTAAAAGAAAAGGAGTGGTTGCAGGTAGCTAACTTTGTATACAATAACTTTGAGGATATGTCTGGTGTAAGTTTTCTTCCTATGTCAGAGCACTCGTACAGACAGGCCCCTTATCAGGACTGCAGTGAAAAAGAATACAAAGAACTGCTAAGTAAGATGCCAAAGGAAGTTGATTGGAAATTGTTTGATGACTATGAAAAAGAAGATTCAACTACAGGATCACAAGAACTTGCTTGCGTAGCAAATGTTTGTGAACTCGTTGACCTATGAGAAAGACTAGTACATTCACAGTAAAGAAAAGGATAACACGAAGGCATAAACCTAAGCATCTTAGACACAGAAAAAAGTTAGGACCAAAATCATCATGGAGAAACAAATGAAAAAAGATAGACAACCACCGCTTTCTATTCAAGTAGATAAAGGATACAAAGCTTTTCACCGGGGCAAGATTACAAACCCTTACAAGCAGGACACTGCATTCTATAAAGAATGGGAGCGGGGATTTAATAAAGCTTACTTTGAAAACCTGAAGAAACTACATGCGGCTTGAACAAGAAGCAAGGGAATGGATACAAAAAAAGAGGGGCGTCAAGCCCCCCTTTCCTATTAAGTATGATGTTAAATTAATTATTATACTGATACATTTTTATATATTATATTGTCTTATTTTGCTTTAGGTTTTTTATATTGTAAAGCCGTGAGATAATCTTCTGTGTCATTAATATTTTTTCCAGTAGCTTTTTTATATCTTTCTGCTGCGGCTCTTCTTTTTGTAGCATCCATAGCAGTAAATTCCCATCTAGCAACTTCATGAGCGTGACTAGGACTTCTTTCCGACACAGCAATTCTAGCATTTTCTTTTGCTCTTTGTTTTAATGGCCCTAGTGCGTCTTTAAATTCTTCTCTTCTAAGGTTTATTGATTTATTTCTATACCTAGAAGAGGTTATAAGAGGTTCTAATTCTCTCTTTGCTATAATACCCATTTGCCTTTTGTATTCTCTGTTCATGTCAGCATTTCCCCACCTACGTATGTAATCTTGTCTTGCTAACCCCAGTGAGAAAAGTTCTTTATCTATAAGGGGAGTACCCTTTCTATCCATGATAAGAGTAGTACCAGTTGTTTGTCTTCTAAAGGGAAGAAATCTAGTTCTTCCTTCTCTTATAGTAGGAAAGGTTAGTTCAATTTGATCTCCCCTACCAGCCTGTAAAAGATCAGAGTCCTTGTATTCTCCTGTTATTCCAAAAAATTTCTCTGTGTTTCTCATAGCTTCCGTATTAGGGAAGGTGCGTAGTAGTTGATTAAAAAAGTACCGACCTAAATCTACTCTATCCGTATCCATAATTTTTCTGCCTTCAGGATCAAAGGAAGCTTGTAAGTCTCTGAACATTCCTACAGGAATGGTAAAAGTATTAAGATAGTTTGCAGCAAAACCCGTAGCAATTTTTTCAGCAGCATCACTACCTTTAGTAGTCTCGTCTGATCCTAAATCTGCCGCCCACATAGCCACGTCTTGTATCAGTCTATCTGTTATATATAATCCTGTTCCGACACGGCTCTGTATTCCAGAAAAGGCTTTAAAAGCCTCTCTTAAATTTACTTTATTTAAATTGGTTCGTACATCTTCTTTAGTTTTAATAAGAGGAATAGAATATTTATTAGTTCCTTCTGACATTCTATATATTAGATCAGCCGCAAACATGAAAGGAGCAAAGGGACCAAGCAATGCTGTTATATCGTGAGTTTTTCCTTGATCGTCTACATAATGATTCCAGGCTACCTCTGGTCCTTGAGTAAGTTTAATCTGATAGGCTGTTCCAAGCATTGACATACCAGTTACCTGTTGAGCAAGTCTTTTCTGTAGCTCTCCTCTTCCTAATTTTTTACCGGGTGTAGCAGCTTTTAATAAAGGAGATATCATTCCTATTATAGGCATGTGTCTATATATAAATTCAGTTTGGTTAGCTAAGTATCTTGGAAAAGGAATAACAGAGGTCCATAAAGGAGCTAAGTTAGAGTGGGCTATAGTGTTTATAAATTTTCCAGCAAAACTATCTGGAGAATAAGATTTTTGATATACTAGATGTAGCGTTTCAGCTATAGCTTCTTCATGTGCTTCATGGTTATCTAAAAGAAGTTCTTTTAACTTTCCTTTTCTAATAACCTCATTTAATTCGGCTGTTCCCCCAGCTATTTTTCTTATTTCAGCTAATAGAACAGTCTTTTTTACTGCATTGTCTACAAAAGTATTAAGAACATTTACTGCTCTTCCTGCTTTGGCTAAAGAACTTTCTGGGTTCACGCTAGTTGCAGTGTCCATTGCTGCCCTAAAGAGACGTTGAGCACCTTTTTCTCCTACAGCTTCTGTGTATACTTCTGCAAAAATATCTGCAGAAGCTTTATCAAATAAATCAAAAGGAATTTTAGCTGCAGAAGCCAGACGTTTTCTAATAGTGCTATTCTCTGTCCCGGTTAAAACATATTCTATCATATGTAAAGGTAATCGTAGCCCAACATTCTCCATATTTCTTATGGTTGTAGTAAATTGAGAAGTCATTAATCGTAAACGAAATTTATTAGCTTCCTGCATCCATGCATTGGCACGTTTACCCATGCTACCAATTCGTGTTAAATACTCTACCTCTTCTACACTGGTAGGACTCATAGAGTGTAAAGTTTTTTGTAAAGAGTCACGCCTGTCTTTAGCAGCTTTTCTAGCCTCTATTCCACTATAAGTAGCATAATGTTTTACTGTACGCATACTCCGCAAAGTACGGGCTGCTTCAGAAACCTCTGCCATAAACAGGTGAGATAAATCTTCCATATTTAAATTATATTTAAGAGCAATTTTTCTAAGCTCTATAGTATCAAGTGTTCCATCCGCAATAGCTGATGACACTCGTTCAGTTATTCGTGCTAAAGGATCACCTGAATTAAAACCAACTCGTTCTGCAATTTCTACTGCTGCTGCTTTTATTCCATCTACAGTTTCCCTTGAAAGACCTGCAACAAGTTCCTCTCCATCTGGGCCAAGTTCTTTTTTAATAAGTATACCTGCCTCTACTTTGGCAGCATCCAATGCTCTTAGTTGTTTGTCTGCCCAATTTATGGTACGCTTATCTTTAGGCTTTGGAGAAGACAGAACTTTTTTTGTTTGCTCTATAGCTTCTTCTCGTGATCTTGCTAGAGCAGTGTCTCCCTCTTCCGCTACCTTGGCAAACTTTCTTCCTTTTCTCATTGCTGCAAAAGCAATGGGAAGTCCTTCCAGTGTTCCACCCGCTACTCCTAACGGAACACCTACAGCAGCCCTTTTTATAGCTTCTCCTTCAGGTGCTCTACCTATTACCTCTTCAAATTTTCCTTCCCATGCTCCATGAAGACCACCAGCAGCCCCTTCTACTACCATAGCAGGGGCAGCAGCCCTTAGAAGACTTCTGAAGCCAATGCCCATAGCTTGGACTCTAGTTAGCTGTGCAGCAGGTGCATCAACCATTGCTTTAGCTGCAGCTAATCCTCTTTTCCCTAGGCCCCCTCTTGTTTTTAAAAAAGCAGTATATCCTCCGCTTGCTAAAAGAGATATCCATGTAGAAGGAGACTGTCCCAAGCCTTCTAGATAATCTAGTCCCGCTTGCATTCCTCTTTCGGATAGAAATCCTTTTCCTTCAAAACTTTCTATGCGATCAAACACATGAGATAAATTACGTAATCTTGTTTTAGTTTTGTTATCGGAATCTTGTGCGTACTGTAGGTCACCCATGATTTGTTTTTCATCTACAGAAGATTTGCGCCAGTGCTCAAGGTAAGCATCGAAAGCTTCCTCATGTGTAGCATGAAACTCATTATTTCTACCAGCATTAAAACTATATAAATCATTTATAAAATCTTGATCACTTAATAAATAACCACGATTCATTTTTTCATCTGGAAGAGATGCATAATCAGCCATTATTTTTCACCTTCACCATTATGAGAAACATCTTTTATCTGTTCGTTTAATTCCGCTATTCTTTCTGCTCTGGTGCGCCGCCATTCAGGTAGGTCTGCCTTGGCTTCAGTTAACAAGGCAGTGTATGCAGTCATCTGATTAATCTCTAGAGTACGTACTCTATCAATCAATCTAATTATCATAGTCTGTTGAGCACCTAAAGATTTATGAATATCGTCTTGCTTGTCTGCAATATCTTTCTTTAAATCTTTTAATACAAAAGCCATCAGTTTCCATAAAGCTACTCCCCCAGCTAGGGCAACAGCTAGGGGAATACCTAATGTCTCGACAAGTTTGATAATAGAATTTACTGGCATTATTTTATATCATATTTTTTTAAAGTATTCTTTTAGTTTATCTAGTTCGCCTGATTGTATGGCTTTATTTATAGAATGAGGAAGACCAAAGAACTCTTTTCCTAGAAAATCACTGTCCATAATATCAGCAACATTAGGACTTTGCCCTTTAGAAAAAACTTTCTGACCTCCTTTAATTGGCATGTAAGCTATTTTAAGTTTACCAGCAGCTATAATATTTGGTAGTGCCGTTTCTATAGCCTTCTTAATTTCCAACTTTTCAGGTACAGTTGGTTTATTTAGTATTTTTACACTGGCTATTTTTTGTATTACTGAAAATCCTGGTCTTTTAGAGGGAGTTACTACCTTCGGTGGTGCCGGTATCGGTGTTTGTGAAGTTAATCTATTTAACCTATTTACAGTCACAGTTTTAGTAGCGTTATATATATCCGTCCCTTTATCTCGTCTAGAATATACGGCAGTGGGAATGCCGCCCGTTCCTGGCAATGTTAAACGATTATAAAATGCTGTTCCTTTTCCATCTCCTACTTGAGAATCCAATATTGCTGCAGATATATATATCTGATCTACTAATACAGCTTCATCCCAAGTATTTTTTAGAAGGATTCCGTAATCAACATCACGAGTTTGTCCATCATGTATAAGACTTGCCATACTTGAAACAGCATGTTGTGCTACCCGTTTAAGAAGTTCAGTTTTTTTTCCTCCTTTCCAATCAAAAGTAATTCCTCCTGTTTTAGCGTCCTCTATAACCGTTGCTCCCATAGTATCAGCAATAGTTTTAGCTGTTTGAGATAGCATACCTCTAAAATTAGTACCAATTTGTCTCTGATTTGCAGTTGCTTTACCCTTTTCTGCTAATGCTCGTGCTTTACTATACAAGCCAGCCTGCATGTCCTTTTCCATACTCACTAATTTTCCTGCTACATCTAAGCCTACATCTGTAAACTCTTGGCCCAGAGCATTAACATTTAATGTCATGTTTAATGCATTTGCTATTTGTTTTTCTTTCTTTACGGCATTTTCAGCTTGCATTCTTGTTATTGGGTCTAGGGGTTTTGACAAAAGACCAGGAGCAAGAGCTTCTTGTATATCTCTAGTTCCCTCAATGTCTGAAGCCACTGTAGAAATATCGTCACCACTAAATGCAGCAAGTTGTGCATACACACTATCCTTTAACATTTCAGGACTTCTAGCACCTAATGATTTAGCTATATTTTTTTGTAGATCAGAAGACTTATCAGATATATAAGGTAATATATTTCCTACAATACGTTGTTTAAAGAAGTCGTCAAAGCTAGTATACGTTTCAGCGGGGGGTTCATAATCGTCAGGTATCATTTTTAGCTCTTTAAATTTTTTTAAGTTATTTATTCTTTGACCTGTTTTTTGTTCCCACGATGTCATATCATCAACGAATGCTTTTGCTCTCTCTTCTCCTGCTCCTAATATATTGTATTTTAAATTTTTATTTTCATCTGGAATAAATCTTGACAAGGCAGCATCAAGTTCCCTAAGTCTGCGCTTTTTTAGTTTTCTTTCTTTTCTTTCACTAATTAATTCTGGCAAAAATATACCAAGCATTTGAGCTTGCCTTTGTTTTTCAGCAAGTCTGTCTTGAGTATATTCAGTAGTAAGTTGTTTTGTGGCACCACCAAGCGCACCTAGAAAACTAAATCCCATTACTCTTCTCCTTGTTCAGTAATAGATGGTCTTGCCATTAAGCCTGTTTGAATTTCTTCAAGTCCTTCTTCAGCAATTTCTATAAGTTCATCTGGCTCATCTTCCATTTCTTCTTCTTCTTCTGATTCTTTTATGGCAGCATGAACCAATGTCCCATCTTCTCCTGAAGCCTCTTCTAATCCTGTTCTATGTTCAACGCCTACAACATCAGCTAGTCCTGTTATAAAATGAAATAGAGCAGGAGCAATTATTATTCCTACATCAAGAGTATGTAGTCCCTCCATTACTCCCGCTACAATAATAGAGTCTACGAGAGCAGTTACAGGGAATCCTCTTTCTAAAACATCAAACAGCTTATGTACTTTGTTTTTAAAAGAAAGTTCTTTTATATAAAAATTTAATGCATCAGCAGAGTCAGGATACTTTGCTGGTTTTTCCCAAGGTCTATTTCCAGGCTCTGTCGTAAGAGACATGCCTGGAGTGGGAGCAAGAAATCTGGCAGTATCAAAATTAGGCACTAGCTTGTTCTCCTTCATCCATTGGAATATGTGCTTGCCTTCTTAAATCTTGTAACATTTTATTTACCGTTTGTAAGTGTGCTAATTGTGGAGTATCTGGACCTTTGGGTTCTGGCATAGGAGACTTAGCTTTGGGACTACCTATACCTCTTTTTACTTCCCGTTCTTCGATGTCTTCTGTTATCTCTTCCCAAAATTCTTTGGTGGTAAGACCTACTGCTTGCGCTGTTCGGCTTCGTGTATTTTTTATTGTGCGTTCTAAATGAGCTATAGTAGCTGCATCTAGTCCCGAAGTCATAAGAGCTATTTCATCTAGGGCTGCAGAACTTGGTGTGGGTTCTTGTACAGCAGCAAGTTCTTCTAAACGAGCTTTAACCATTTCATCAAGCACTTTATTGGTAAGTCCAATTTCCATTATCTATTTTTATCCTCCTTTATGCTGTTCCGAACAAGCCTTTCACAACACCTGTCAATGAATCTTTAAATACGCTACCTATAAAACCACCAATACTTCTAGAGTCTTCTCTATCTGCTTTGAAGTCTGCTAAATCTCTGGAAGAATTATTATTAAGTGTGGCAATCTGTAAAGTAGAAATCCTATCAAGTTCACTTTCTCCTGCTGAGAAGGCCAATTCTAAAACATCTCTATACTCTTGCCATAAATTATCATAGGCAACATTACTTATATTAAGTAGGTTCTGAGCATTAAGTTGATTTTGAAAATTTAAGGCAGCAGTATCTGCAGTCGCAATTTCTCTGCGCCATACAGCATTACTCTGTTCAATAGCAAGTTGGTTACGTGCATTAAACTGTTCTCTTTGATTTACAATTTCTGAATTAAATCTCTGTAAAGCATTTACTTCTCCAGCATTAAACTGGTTCATGGCATTTGATTGTGCTGTATTATTTTGACCAATACTA